GGCCCCGCCGCAAGCCTTCGTACGACGATCGGCGCGGGAGTGACGATCACGACCAAGGAAGGCGAGATCCACGTAACCAGCACCCAGCCCAAAGGCCGCAAGATCCGGCACGTGCACCTCGCCCCCGGCCAAGCGCTCCTGCTCGAGGCCGGAGGCGGCGCCCAGGACCTGTGGGAGGTGAGCCGCGACAACGGCCACGGCAAGGACAACGCCCTGCACCCCAACCAGAAGCCCGCCGAGCTCGCGCGCCGAGCCATTGCGAACTCGAGCACCGAGGGGGAGATCGTGCTCGACATGTTCGCAGGATCAGGCAGCACCCTGATGGCCGCCGAGCAGCTGGGGCGCGTATGCTACGCGATCGAGCTCGACCCCATGTACGCCGACGTGATCGTGCGCCGCTGGCAGGACGCAACTAAAGGCACCGCCACCCATGCTAAGGAAAAAGCGAGCTTCGACATCATCACCAAACGCCGGACCGCAGCCAAAGCCAAACGGTAAGAGGAAGGGTGGCCGCCCGCCCGGGGACGGCTTCAAGCCGACCACGGAGCAGACGAACGCCGTGGAGATCATGGCGGGCCTGGGGATCCCCGAGGACCGCCAGGTCCTGATGATCGTCAACCCCAAGACCAAGCGCCCGATCTCCCCGGTCACGCTCCGCAAGCACTTCCGCAAGGCGCTGGACACCGGGATCGTGAAGGCGAACCTCACCGCCGGCAGGAACCTGCTGCGCCTCACCGCCACGAGCGCCGCGGCCGCGATCTTCTGGGCAAAGGTGCGCCTGGGGATGAGGGAGACCGCCGAGCTTCACCTGCCAGGTGAGATGGTGGGGGAGGACGGCGAGCCCACCGACGTGAAGGACCTCGCGCGCCGGATCGCCTTCACGCTCGTGCTCGCCGGACGGCAGACCAAACCTAAGCCGAAGACCGCACTCGATTGAGAGTGCGCCACTTGTGCGGCGCTCCTGAAGCGCCTACACTCCCCGCGCATGAAGGGCCCGAAGAAACCCCGCCTGAACCGCGCGCGCTTCAAGCCCGCCAGCCACACCGCGATGCGCTACTGAAGGAGGGGCCATGAGGGCGTTCGGAACGATGCACCCGACCGACGGCGACGTCCCGCTGCCAGCGGACACCGTCGTCACCGTACTCCTCACCGGAGGCTCCAGCGCTCAGGCAAGCGACTGGCTATCGAGCGGCTCCACCGCCCTCGCCAACGCCGGCGTGGCCGGCATCGGAATCGCCCGCTTGACCGGGATGACGACCGCAGGCTCCGCGTTCTTCTTCTCAGCCAACCTGAAGTCCACCAGCGCCGCGGTGCCGGCGAGTGGCACGAGCATCGCGAGCTCCGGGGTGAACCTCCCGATCGCCACCGGCCCCAGGCTCTTCCAGGTTCCGGCGGACTCAACCGGCTGGTCGGTCGCCGCATTCACGAGCGGCTACGTGATCATGGAACAATGGCGCAAGTAACCGATGCCCGAGCGCACTCTCGTCAGCATGAAGCGCCCTCGCCGCAAGGACGGCACGCCCGAGGTCGCGATGCCAGGCTCCTCGAGCGAACCGGAGTACGGCTACGGCCTCACCGTGCGCCTGGAGAACTTCGAGCTCGATGCGCTCAAGGTGAAGATGCAGTCCGTCGCGCTCGGACAGGAGCTGGACCTGCAGGCGAAGGTGAAGGTAGTCCGGATGAGCGAATCGAAGTCGATGCAGAACAAGGGCGACAGGAACATCGAGCTGCAGATCACGAAGATGGCGCTCGGCAAAGGCACCAAGGATTCGGCAGCGGGAGAGAAAGGGTCCCGCGCCACCGCAGGCGAGAGCCTGTGATCTCCGCAGCATCCCCGTAAAGGAGAACCACCCATGTCCTACAACAGCCAGATCCTCACCGGCATCTACGGCCGGCGCTTCGGCCTCATCCCGCTCACGAGCGGCCAGCACGGTGCCGCCACCGCCCTCTCCAAGGGCGCGGACCTGCTCGCCGGGCCCGAAGACCTCCGCCGCGGCGTGACCACCGCCGAGACCACCGGCACCGATGTCCCCGCCTGGGGCGTGTCGTTCCTGAACGGCACCTCGGCCGCCTCCTCGAGCGTGTACGTGCTCGAGCCGCCGATCCCAGGGGTGCAAAAGACCGTCGTGTTCTCCTCGGCCAACACCCCGGTCTACCTGCGAACGAAGAACGCCGAGACCTTCCGCACCAGCGCCGACAGCACGATCGCCACGGTCATCCTCTCCACCCTCACCGGGTGCGTGGTCGACCTGATCGGGCTGACGACCGCGATGTGGGGCCTGCGCACGAACGGGACCACGGCCATCAGCCGCGCCGCCACGACGTAATCCCCCACCACCCAGCGCGCGAACCGCGCAAGATTAGAAAGAGAGGTTCCACCATGCAGCAACCCGCGCCGAAGCTCGGGCCCGATGGGTTCGACAAGATCGCGATCATCGGGTCCGCCCCGAGCTCCGTACGCCTGGCACCCTACACCGACCCCACCTGGGCGATCTGGGGCTGCTCGCCAGGCGCCTACGGGGAGATCCCGCCAGGGCGCTCTGATGTCTTCTTCGAGATCCACCGCTGGGAGCCGGCCGCCCCCGGACAACCGAACAACCCCGCCAACAAGCCCTGGTTCAGCCCCGAGTACGTGCGCTTCCTCGAGCAGCACGAGGGCACGGTCTACATGGCCGAGCAGGTGCCCACCGTCCGGAACTGCGTGGTCTACCCGTTCGCGGAGATGGAGGCGGAGTTCGGACCCTACTTCTGGACCTCCAGCCTGGCCTACATGCTGGCGCTCGCGATCAAGCTGCGCCCTCGCGCGATCGGGCTGTGGGGCGTGGACATGGCCGCCCACTCCGAGTACGCCTTCCAGCGCCCAGGCTGCCAGAACTTCATCGGCATCGCGGCCTCGCTCGGGATCAAGATCGTGGTGCCCCTTGAGTCCGACCTCCTGCAGCCCCCGACCCCGTACGGCAAGATCGAGAACCATCCCAGGCACGCGAAGCTCCTGGTGCGCAGGAACGAACTCGCCGTCCGCATGAACGCCCACCAGCAGAACGTCGCGATGAACCAGGCCCAGGTCGAATTTTGCCGCGGAGCCCTGGACAACCTCGACTACATCCTCTCCACCTGGACCGCCGACGTTGACCCGGGCCTGGAGGCAAGCGAGGCGATCGCACACTCCGCCATGGTCGCCGGCCGCGCCGTGGCGATCGAGGCGGCGCTGCACCGCTTCGAGGAGTCGAGCGTCCCGCTACCGCTCGAGCTGGATCCACCGGTGCTACCAGAAGGATTTCAGCCCGCACCACCACCCTCCCCGCCAGCTGGCGAAACAGCACGACCGAACGCGGGAGCCGAGCACCCGCAGATGGAGCGCATCGAGCTCCCCGCGGCGCTGCCCAAGGCCCGGACCCGCAAGCGCCGGCGCTGATGCCCGTAAGCGCGCTCGACGAGCTGATCGAACGGGTGGGCGTGATGACCCCACCCCAGCGCTCGAAGATCGCGAAGGCCGTCCGCGAGGCCACGGGAAGCATGCGCTGGGTCCCCAACCCCGGACCCCAAACCGACGCGTATCTCACTGAGGCCGACATTCTCCTCTACGGCGGCCAGGCCGGCGGCGGCAAGAGCCACCTCACACTCGGCATCGGGATCAACGAATCCGAAACCGGGATCATCTTCCGGCGCGAGCTCACCCAGACCGACGGCCTGGAGCGCGACGGCAAATCGATCATCAGCAACCGCGCGAGCTTCAACGGCACCGACCACGAGTGGACCTGGAAGAACGGCAAGACGCTGAAACTCGGCGGCATGCCGCAAGCCGACAGCTGGATCGGGCACGCCGGCCGCGAGCGCGACTTCATCGGCTTTGACGAGGGCGGGGAGTTCCTGGAGATCCAGGTCGCCTCGATCATGGCCTGGCTGCGCGCCAAACCGGGCAAGCGCACCCGCATGGTGATCGGCTCCAACCCCCCGCGCACCGCCGAAGGGCTGTGGCTGGTGGAGTGGTTCGCCCCGTGGCTCGATGACCACCACCCACTCTTCCCCACCGAGCCAGGCAAGCTCCTGTGGGCCGTGTACGTGGGCGCAGCCGGCGCCGGGCGCACCGTCTGGGTCGAGGGTCCCGGGGAATACAAGATCGACGGAGAGAGCTACACCGCCAAGTCGCGCACCTTCATCCCAGCGAGCCTCGAGGACAACCCGTACCGGAACACCCCGGAGTACCGCGCCACGCTGCAGTCCCTACCCGAACCCCTGCGCTCGCAACTCCTCTACGGAGACTGGAAGGTGGGCATGCACGACGCGGAGAACCTCGTCATCCCCACCGACTGGGTGCGCCAAGCCCAAGCCCGCTGGCAGCCCAAGCCACCGAAGGGCATCCCGATGTGCGCGATCGGCGTGGACGCCTCCGGCGGCGGCCAGGACCCGATGGTGCAGGCGATCCGCTACGACGGCTGGTACGCACCCCTGGTGAAGACACCGGGTGAGCAGATGCCCAAGGACAAGCCCGGTGCCTTCGGCGCCGCGCTGGTGGTCGCCGAGCGCCGTGACGACGCGATGGTGACCATCGACATGGGGGGCGGGTTCGGCGCCCCGATGTACGAGCACCTGGTGAACAACCGCGTGGAATGCACCGCCTACAAGGGCGCAGAGGCCACCAGCAAACGCACCGCCGACCGCAAACTCGGCTTCACGAACGTCCGGAGCGCCGCGTACTGGGCATTCCGCGAAGCGCTCGATCCGGGCCAGCCAGGCGGGAGCCCCATCGCCCTCCCACCGGATCCACGGCTCCTCGCCGGCCTGTGCGCGCCGACCTTCGAGGTCACCCCCCGCGGGATCCAGCTCGAGGCGAAGTCCAAACGCGAGGGCGGAAAGAAAGGCGTGGTCGAGCGCCTGGGATTCTCTACAGACGAAGCCGACGCTGTTATCATGGCGTGGTGGGCAGGACCGAAAGAGATCACGGACGCCCTGGCATGGGCCGAGCAGCGCGAGGCGAACGCACGCCGCCGGCCCCTGGGAAGACTGCCAAAGGCGGTGATGGGCGGCCGCGCGCCGCTCACCGGCAAGAGGTAACCAAGCCATGGCACAGACCGCAAGCAACATCAGCGCGAAACTCAGCAAAGCAAACCTGAAGCTCTCCCCGAAAATCGGAAGGAATAGCCGGGTCGGCAGCCCTGGCCCGCTCGGCTTCACCAAACCAAGAGATAAACTACGCCAGGAGCTCGACGAAACCTTAGACGTCGAGCCTCGCGAAGGCGACCCAGGCTATGTACCGCCGCCCGGTCCGCCGGTCGTACCCGCTCCGATCCCGATGCCAGATCCAGATTCGAGCAGCCAGGCGAGCATCGCCGCGCGCCGGCGCTCGGTGCAGGCCCAGGCGCTGCGCCGCGGGCGCATGTCGACCATTCTCAGCCAGTCGCAAGCCGAGCCCCTCGGGGCGTAAGCGACCGTGGACGCGAAGAAGCTCTACGACCTAGCCGACAAGACCTTCACGAAGAAGCTGGGTCTGGTCTCCCTGCAGCAGGAGATCGCGATGAACTTCTACCCGGAGCGCGCGGACTTCACCTATCAGCGCTCCCTGGGCACGGACTTCGCCGCGAACCTGATGACGAGCTACCCGCTCCTCGTGCGCCGCGAACTTGGCGACCAGATCGGCCAGATGCTCAGGCCCACCGAAAAGCCCTGGTTCCACATGGCGACGATCGACGAGCGCCTGATGGACAACGAGGTCCGCCAGTGGGTGGAGTGGATGACGACCGTCATGCGCCGCGCGATGTACGACCGCGCCGCGATGTTCAACAAGGCCGAGAAGCAGGGCGACCACGACTTCGCCGCCTTCGGCCAGGACGGCATCTCGGTACAGTTGAATCGATTCTCGAACGGCCTGCAGTACAACTGCTGGCACCTGCGCGACCTCGCGTGGACAGAGAACGAGGACGGGGCGATCGCCACGGTGTTCCGTAAATGGAAGCCCACCGTGCGCGAGCTGCGGCGCCTGTTTCCCAAGACCGTCGACCCAAAGACCGCCGACATCGAGAAGCTCGACCCAATGAAGGAGATGAACTGCATCCACATGGTGGTCGAGGCCGAGCTCTACGACAAGACGGTGAACACCCCGTACATCTCGGTCTACTACGACATCGACAATCAGACCGTGCTCGAGGCCGTGGGCAGCTGGGACATGATCTACTCGATCGAGCGCTGGATGACCGTCTCCGGCTCCCAGTACGCGTTCTCCCCAGCCACCGTGGCCGCCCTCCCCGAGGCACGGCTCCTGCAGGCCATGACCTACACCCTGCTCGAGGCCGGCGAAAAGGCGACCAACCCGCCCTGGGCCCTGGACCAGGCCATCTTCCGCTCCGACGTCGCGATGTACGCTGGCGGCCTGACCTGGGCTGACCTGGACGGGGACAGCAAGATCCAGGAGCACATGCAGGTGATGGTGCACGACAAAAGCGGCATCCCCATCGGGGAGAAGCAGCAGGAGCGCTGCCAGAGGATCATCGCCGATGCTTTCTACCTGAACGCGCTGCGCCCCTTCAACCCCGCGACCGACCCGCAGATGACCGCCTTCCAAGCCGGGCAGATCGTACAGGACTACATCCGCAAGGCGCTCCCGCTGTTCGAGCCGATGGAAGCCGAGCGCAACGCCTCGATCTGCGAGGCGACCTTCGGCCGGCTTCTGCGCGGCGGAGCATTCGGGCCCACCCTGGTGATGCCCCGGAAACTCCGCATGGCGATCGACGGCAAACAGATCATGTTCAAGTTCAAGTCGCCCCTGCACGACTCGATCGACCAGATGAAGTCCACGCAATTCCTGCACATGAAACAACTCACCGCCGAAGCCGTCGCCCTCGACCCGGCGGCAATCGACATTCCCGACGCCATCACGGCGCTCAGGGACGCTCTGAACGGCGCCGGCATCCCGGCTGCCTGGACCCGCGGCGAGGCTGAGGTCACCGAGCGCGCCCGGGCGAAGGCCGATGCGGAGGAAACCGCACAGTTCCTGGCTGCGGCACAGGGCGGGGCGGACGTCGCGAAGACCATCAGCGAGTCCCAGAAGAACATCGCTGCTGCCCAACCGGCCATGGTCCAGTGAGCGAGCAGCCCAGAGCAAAGCGTCCCCAGCCCAAGCCCACCGAGCAGCCACGCTCCAGGCAGACGCCAGCAGACAAGCCCCGCGAGGCCTGGCACCCGGCACCCTGGGAGAACCACGAAGCCGAAGCGATCGCGGCCATGATGCAAGGCAGAGCAAACCCAGACCAGCAGCGCACCGCCATGAAGTGGATCCTCGACGGCGCCTGCAACCTCTACGACCTGTCCTATCGCCCAGGTCCAGGGGGAGAGCGCGACACCGCCTTCGCCGAGGGGCGACGGTTTGTCGGGCAGCAAGTCCTGAAACTGGCGAAAATCAACACCGACGCATTCAGAAAGAGGTAAGACGATGCCCGATCCCGCCGCAGCACCCCGCCAACCCGCCGCCCCGGCCGCCCAACCGGCTCCAGGCGCCACGGCCAAGGCCCCCGCAGCAGCTCCAGGCGCCCCGGCCGCCCAGCCTGGGGCACCAGGAGCACCCAAGGCCCAGGCCGCCCCCGCCACCGCGCTCGAGCCCGCTCCCGGGGCAGATCCAGGCGCCCCGGCCGCGCAACCGTCCGCCGGCACATGGCCCGAGGACTGGCGCGAGCAGCTGGTCGGTTCAGATGAGAAGCTACTGAAGCGCCTCGGCCGCTACGCCTCCCCGCGGGACGTCGCCAACGCCCTGATCGCCGCCCAGAACCGCATCAGCTCAGGGGAACTGCGCCCGGCCCTGAAAGCGGACGCCACTTCCGACGAGGTCGCCGCCTACCGCGCCGAGGCCGGGATCCCGGAGAAGCACGACGCCTATCCGATGCCCGATGGCATCCTCTTCGGGGAGGACGACAAGCCCTTCGTCGACAGCTTCCTGAAATCGATGCACGGGATCAACGCGCACCCCTCCTTCGTCCAGGAGGCGCTCAAGTGGTACCACGCCGACCGCGAATCCCAGATCGAGGCGCTGGTCGCCCAGGACGACAAGCACCGGATCGAAACGGTCGAGGCGATGGTCGCCCACTGGGGAAAGGACAACACCCGGAACAAGAACATGGTGAACGCGCTGATCGACAGCGCCCCGCCCGAGATCGCAGCCAAGCTGAAAGGCGCACGGGGCCCGGAGGACCGCGCGCTCCTGAACGACTGGGGCGTGGTCGAGTGGCTGCACAGCCTCGCGCACCAGATCAACCCGATGGCGACCGTGGTGCCGGGTGCGACCGGGGACATCGGCCAGTCAATCGACGACGAGATCACCAAGTGGGAAGGACAGATGGCCGACAAGTACAGCGACTACAACGGCGGGAAGTCACGCGACAAGGCACTGGCCGAGAAGAACCAAGCGCGCTACCGCGAGCTCATCGAGGCCCGCGACCGGTACCAGCAGCCAAAGAAATAATGGGGCTCAGATCCCGCATCCTCGCGGTGATCCGGCCTTTGCCGGAGGGCGGGGGACCGGCAACCAAGGCCACGCTGCGCGGACTGTGCCGCAACGACAAACAGCGCCGGGACTTTATGACGGTGTTCACGAACCTTCTCCTGCGCGAGGAGATCGTGATCACCGGGGGACGTAAGGCCGCTCGGTACGGGCTCCCGGTAAAGAGATAGAAAAGGCGGTGCTGCAGATGGCCGCGGACCGCGAGGCGCGGCTAGGGATCCTCCCCCCTTTGATCATCTGCACATCGCCCTCTTGTGCGCCGCGAACGAGGCGCGTAGGATGCGACCCAAGGTCCGGGGACCCGCGACAGAAAGCGCGGCCCGAGCCAGTAAAGCTACCAGGTAGCGAGGCCCCAGAGGGTCGCGCGCCGGCTCCCGGGAAACCGGGATACCCCTGCGATCGCCACGATGGACACCCCGAGCGACGGTTCGTACAACCGCTGTTGCTAAGGAGCCATCCAATGAAACGCATCAAGTTCTACCTGGCCCTGATCTGGGCCCTGATGCTCGACGCGGTCGACAACTGGTTCGTTCGAAACTTCACCTTCCAGCTCGACACCGCCTACCAGACGCAGTACCGGCAGGAGTTCATCAAGGGGTTCGAAGCGGGGGCGACGCTCCTGCGACCGTGCGTCACCACCGAGGCCGTCATCAAGGGCAACACCGCCGTCTTCCTCGTCGCCGACTCAGGCGGGGCAAGCGCGGTCACCCGAGGCGTGAACGGGCTCATCCCGGCGCGCGCGGACAACCTCACGCAGAACTCAGCCGTCCTGCAAGAGTGGCACGACCTCGTGAGGAAAACCGGCTTCAACATCTTCGCCTCCCAGGGCGACCAGCGCCGCATCATGCAGGTCACGGCGATGGGGGTGATCAACCGCAAGATCGACGACACGATCATCCAGGAGCTGAACACCGGCACCGTCTCAGTCGGCGGCGCGGGCCAGGTCCCCAACGTGAGCATGTTCCAGAACGGCGCGGTGAAGCTGCAAAACGCATCGGTGCCATGGGACTCGAACATCACGTTCCTGTCGCAGCCCTCGTTCCTCGCCTACCTCGAGCAGGCCCCGGAGTTCGCCAACGCCCAGTACGTGGACATCCGGCCCTTCGCCGGCAACACCCCGGACTGGCGCGACGCGCCGATGGCCTACCGCTGGAGGAACACCCTCATCGTCATGCACCCGAACCTGCCAGGAAAGGGAACGACGAGCGAGAAGTCGTACCTCTTCCACAAGTCCTCGATCGGGCATGCAGCGAACACGGGCGAAGTGGACACGGCGGTCGGGTTCAACGACGAGCAGAACTACAGCTACGCTCGTTGCTCGATCTTCATGGCGGCCAAGCTCCTGCAAAACGCAGGCGACGTCGTCTTCACCCACGACGGATCGGCCTACGCGTAACCCGATGGTCTGCTAGGGAGCTGGCTCAGACGCCAGTTCCCATCCGGACCCAGAAACAGGAGAGAGAGCCATGGCTTATCTCGGAACCACGCAAGCATCATCGGTCTCCAACCCGCCCATTCGTATCTGGGGTGGGGTGGGAGCTGGCGTAGATGTTCGGATCACCGGCGGCACCACGCTGTATATCTCCGGCGCCGGCGCCGCCAACCCTGCAGGCAGAGGATTCGGCCAGCAAGGGTGGGTGTACCACACCACCGACGTCACCTCCGCACCGCTCGCCGCGGGGTATTTCACCGACGCAGGACTGCTGGGTGTGCGCCCCGGAGACATCTTCTTCTTCGTCCAGCAAGGCAGCACCGTCGGATCGAGCCAGATGCTGCGCATCTGCGTGGTGTCGAGCGTGAACTCGACCGGCAACGGCGCGGCAGCGTTCTCGACGGCGTCATTTATCTCCGGCACGTCGTAAGCCGGAGGGCAGGACCTGTAGGACCCGGCCCCGAGGCCGCAAGGCCTCGGGCCTTTGCACGTTTGAGAGAAAGACCCTCAAAGGAGAACCACCGATGGCCGCCAAACCCCCCACCCCCACCCTGCAGCGCCCGGTCGACACGCGCGTCCAGACTGCCAGGCTCAACCTCGAGCGCGCCGAAGAAGCCGCTGCCGCCACCCCGGCCGGCGCACGCAAGCCCGACCCGCCCATCCTCACCGCCGATCGCCTGAAGGGGGCTGAGTACGAACGAGTTATCCACACCGCCGCCCCAGCCGTCGGCCACACCATGGACCACATGCTGACCCCAGCCTACTGGGCACACGTGGCCCCGAAGCTGAAACCCTGGGACCGCGTGGAAGTGCGAGCCGAAGACGGCACCTACTACGCCGAGCTCCTGGTTCTCGCTTGCGACCGGACATGGGCGCGCATGCATGTGCTGCGCTGGGACGATCTCTCCACCCAGGACGTCTCGCTTACCGAAGCCTCCCAGGCGAGCGCAAGCTACGAGGTCAAGTTCACCCCCAACCTGCGCTGGCACGTGATCCGCAAGCTCGATCGCCAGGTGATGCACAAAGAGGCCCAGACCCGAGCCGACGCCGAGCTCTGGTTGAGAGAGTACCTGAAGATCGTCCCGGCGTAGGAGCGCCGTGACCACCACCAAGCTCCGGATCTACAACGGGGCCCTCGCCATCATCGGCGAGCGCGCCCTGGGGTCGGTCAGCGAGCAAAGGAAATCGCGCCGGGAACTCGACCTCGTCTGGGACGACGGCGGGGTCGACGAGTGCCTGGAAGCCGGGCAGTGGTACTTCGCCATGCGCTCCACCCGCATCACCTACGACCCGAGCATCACCCCCGACTGGGGATACAAGCGCGTCTTCGAAGTCCCCGAGGACCACATACGCACCTGCGCAGTCTGCCAGGACGAGATGCTCAACACCCCGCTCCTTTCCTACCGCGAGGAGGCCGGATTCTGGTACTCCGAACTTGACACGATCTACGTGCGCTACGTCTCGAACGATGCCACGTTCGGGATGGACATGTCGCTCTGGCCGGGTACCTTCGTCGAATACGTGAAAGGGCACTTCGCCGCCCGCGCCGCGCTCCCGATCACCCAGGACAAGGGCAAGGTGGCCCTCGCAGACGCCTACCGCAGCCGCGCGCTCGCGAACGCCAAATCCAAGGGGGCGATGGCGGACCCCACCACCTTTCCAGCGGAGGGCGCGTGGACCGCGTCCCGCCGCGGGCGTTCCTGGAGCTGGCCTGACAGAGGCAACCGCGGCCGGCTGATCGGATAGCCGATGGCAGCGGAGAACGTTGCCCTCCTGGCATTCAACCGAGGGTTGTGCTCGACGCTTGCACTCGCGCGCGTCGACCTGAAACGCACCGCGCTCTCCGCGCAGGTCTACCGCCGCTGGATGCCGCGCGTGCTGGGCAGCATGATGCTCTGCCCGGGCACCGGCCACCTCGGATCCACGCGCAACAACCTGCAGGCCTTTCACATCCCGTTTGTCTTCAACCTGAACGACAAGGCTTCACTCGAGCTCACCGACCAGACCATGCGGGTGTGGATCGACGACGCCCTCCTCACCCGAGGCGCCGTCTCAAGCGCCGTCACCAATGGAGACTTTACCGCCGACGTCGCTGGCTGGACCGACGTCGACGAGGCCGGGGCGACATCGATCTGGTCGGCCAACTTCGGTGGTTCGCTCTCCCTTGCCGGCACGGGCACCAACGCGGCCATCCGGCGTCAGCAGGTGACGGTGGTTGGGTCCGGGGAGCACGCCCTTAGAATCGTGATCGAGCGCGGACCCGTGACGCTGCGGGTGGGATCGGCATCGGGACTGGATGACTATATCACCCAAACGGTCCTAGACACCGGGACCCACTCGCTCGCCTTCACCCCGACCGGGGCGTCCTTCTGGATCGACCTCCTCACCCGGCGCATTCCCCCGGCCTACGTGGGTTCCTGCAACGTCGAGGCGGCCGGGGTCGTCGAAATCCCCACCCCGTGGCTGCAGGCGGACCTGCGCTCAATCCGCTACGACACGAGCGGGGACATCACCTACCTCGCGAGCGCAAGCACCACGATCGCCGGCGGGTACCAACAACGAGCGATCGAACGGCGCTCCGCGCGCTCCTGGTCAGTCGTCCTGTACGCCCCCGAGGATGGACCATTCAGAGTGGAGAACGTACTACCGGTCACGATCACCCCGTCGGCCCTGACCGGATCGATCACGCTTACGGCCTCCGTCCCGCTTTTCCGATCCACCCACGCGGGCGCGCTCTTCCGGGTGACATCCATCGGGCAAACGGTAACCGCCGCCCTCACCGCCCAGGCACCAGCTGCGGGGAGCAGCACCTCCTCGATCCGTGTGACCGGGGTGGGCACAACCCGCGCCATCACGATCGTGCTCGCCGGGATGACCGCCGGGCGCACCGTCATCCTCGAGCAATCATTCGACGAGACGACCTGGACCGCCGTGGCCGGGCAGACCTGGACCGCCGACGTGACCACGAGCTTTACTGACGGGCTAGCCAACCAAATCATTTTCTATCGGCTGACATGCACGGTCGTGGGCGCGGCCGGCGCCACTACCGCAACGCTCTCCAGCGGAACCGGAAGCATCACCGGTATCGCCAAGGTGACGGTGTTCACGAGCAGCACCGTCGTGACAGCCGACGTGCTCACCGCCATGGGAGCCATCACGGCGAGTGACATCTGGGCAGAGGGCGCATGGTCTGACTTCCGCGGCTATCCCACGAGCGTGGTATTCGACGACGGGCGCCTGTGGTGGTTCGGCAAGAGCTTCGAGTGGGGCTCGGTATCGGATGGTTTCTACAGCTTCGATGACCTGGTCGAGGGCGACTCGGGTCCCATCATCCGCTCGATCGGCTCAGGGCCTGTGGATAATATCAACTGGGGCCTGTCGCTGCGGCGCCTCCTCGCGGGCGGTGAGCTCGCGGAGTTCCAGACGGTGAGCTCAAGCTTCGACGAACCACTCACCCCGACCAACAACCAGGTGCGCGCCTCGACCACGCAAGGATCCGCACCGGTGCAGGCTCTGAAGATGGACGCCCAGGGCGTATTCGTGCGCCAGGGCGGCACGCGCCTGTACTCCCTGGATTTCGACTCGGGCGGGAACGACTACACCGCGCGCGACCTGACCGCCATCATGCCGGACCTTTTCGACGATCCCGACGACGCCTCCACCGACAAGAGCATCGTGCGGATCGCGATCCAGCGCAAGCCCGACACCCGGATCCACTGCATCCGCGCCGACGGCGGGGTAGGGATCCTCATCTTCGACCGGGTCGAGGAGGTCACCTGCTGGGTGGAGTTCACCACCGACGGCGAGGTCGAGGACGTCGACATCCTCCCCGGGAGCCGTGAGGACCAGGTGTACTACTCGATCGTACGCACGATCGACGGCACCACCAAGCGCTTCCGCGAGCGCTGGGCCCTGGAGTCAGAATGCCGCGGGGGCTTGGTCAACAAACTTGCCGACAGCTTCGTCGTGTACCAGGGCGTCCCAGCTACCAACGTGCCCGTTGCGCACCTCGAGGGGAAAGAGGTCGTGGTCTGGGCCGACGGCGAGGACGTCGGGCACGACGATGACGACAACCTGATCCACACTGTGGTGAGCGGGATCCTGTCCCCGCCGCTCTCGGCTGCGGCGAGCAACATCGTCGTCGGGCTCCCCTACAACGGGGACTGGCAGAGCGCGAAGCTCGCCTACGCCGCGCTGAAGGGCACCGCGCTGAACCAGGTAAAGAAGGTCGGGCACCTGGGCGTGATCATGAAGAACACCCACGCGCGCGGGCTGGAGTACGGCCCGGACTTCGACTCCCTAGACGGCCTCCCCGAGACCGAGGAAGGCGTTCCGGTCGACCCGGACAGCATCTGGGCCGCCTATGACCAGCCCGCCTTCGAATTCGACGGCCGCTGGGACACCGACTCGCGGCTTTGCCTGCGGGCGATGGCGCCGCGACCCTGTACACTTCTCGCGCTCACCGCCGCTATTCAGACGAACGAGAAGCAATGACCCCTCCAGTCATCGTCCCTGCCACCCAAGCGATGCTCGAGCAGATCGGGGAGCGCCCGCGCGGGGCGGGCCGCGCCTACGCTGCCGTGCGCGGGGCTGACGTTCTCGGGGTCTGTGGCTACTATCACGACGAGGGGCGCCTGATTCTCTACTCCAAGGTGAAGCCCGAGCTCAGGCGCTGGAGAAAGGTCATCGTCCGTGGCGCACGGCTGGCTATGGCCGCGGCCTCGAGGGTGCGCGCGCCGGTGGCCGCACTTGCGCAGGAGGACATCCCAGGCTCGGCGCGCATGCTCCAAGCGCTGGGATTCGAGCAGGTCGAGGACGATCTCTACTGGAGGCCAACGTGGCAGCCGCCGGCGCAGTAGTCGGGATCATCGGCCTTGCCCTACAAGCCGTGGGGGGCGCAGAAGCACGCAAGGACGCGAAGGAGATCGCCAAAAAGAAACGACAAGCCGCGGAGTTCGAGGCCATCCAGCTCGAGCAGCAGGCGAACGACGCCCTCGCCACCTCCCAGCGCACTCTCTTCAACGAGAAGCGGACCGAGAAGCTCGTGCAGTCCCGCGCGCTCACCCTGGCCGCGGCAAGCGGGGGAGCAAGCGATCCGACTGTCATCCGGATTATCTCCGGGATCGCGAGCGAAGCCGCCTACCGGCAGAACCTCGCCATCTACCAGGGCGAGGACCGCGCGCGCTCCCTGCGCTTGGCCGCCCAGGCGAACCGCTTCAGCGGGGAGATCGGCGCTGCCGCCAGTCTCGCCCAAGGCAACGCAATCGCCACGCAGGCCGCAGGCCAAGTGATCGGCGGCGCCGGCTCGCTGTACGCCCGCTACGGATACGGCAGCCCGAGCAGCCCAGCCACGCCCATCAACGAATTCACCTACGACGGCGGCGGCGCAGCCAACCCGAGCTATGGCTAAACCCATCCCCGATTACACCGCGCTCGGGCAGACCCCGGACCCCCGCCCCGGGACCGGGATCTCGCGGATCGACACGAGCGGCCTGGATGCCCCGCAGGCAGTCAACAGGGCCACGATCGCCGCAGGCGGCTCCCTCATTGCCGGCGCCGGGGATCTCGCCGTCGCCCAGGACCACTGGGACTCCCTGCGGGCCGAGGATGCGCTGAACAAGTTGAAGAACGAGGCCGCGAACCTCTCGGTGGGCGAGGACGGGTTCCAGACCAAGCGGAGCTCAGACGCCGTCACCCAGCCGCTCCTGAAGGACTACGGGAGCCGCTTCACCACCGCGCAGAACTCGATCGCCGCAGGCCTGCAAAACGACCGCCAGCGCGCGAAGTTCGCCCAGCGCGCCGCGCTCCCCGAGGTCCAGTTCAAGCAGGACATCCTGAAACACGCCTACGCCGAGAGCCTGGTCTACGGTAAGCAAGTCCTGGAGGGCACGATCGCCGCGGAGTCCCGCACGATCGCCGCAAACTCAGAGGACCCCTACGCTGTCCAGGCCTCCACCGATCGTATCGAGAACGCCATCAAGACGATGGCCCAGCAGCACGGCTGGCCCAAAGAGGAAGTCGAGCTCGTGCGTCAGACCGCGCGCGACCAGGTGTGGCAGGCGAAGATCGACAGCCAGGCTCTGACCGACCCGGTCGGCGCGTACGCCAGCATCCGCGCAAGCGGCACCGAGATCAGCCCCAAACTACGCTTCCAGCTCACGCACCAGGTACGCCAGCTCGCCCTCCCGCTCGAGGCCAAGCGCATCGCCGACCAGGTGATCAGCGGCCAGGCCACGCTCGAGCTGCAGTCGGGGCTCGCCCTTGCCGGTCAGGACGGCGTCGACGCCGCCGTTACAGCCACGGCGCCAGGCGCCGCGCGCGGAGCACCAGGGATCTCGACCACCGGCACGAAGTTCGACCTCAAGGGCAACCTTGGGACCTGGGTCGAGCAGGCCTCCGCGCTCGCCGAGAAGAAGTATCCGGGCGATGAGACCTTCCGCGACCTGGCGGTAACCCAGGTGCGGACCCACGTGAACACCCTGGTCGCAGCCCAGGACGGGATCGCGCGCCAGGCGCACCAGACCCTCATGCAATCGGCACTCCCCGGCCCGAACAAGCTCGCCCCGACGAGTCTGGACGAGCTCCTCACCACGGCCGCTGCGAAGACCGCCTGGGTGAACACCGACGCGCAGGGCCAGCGTGGGATCCTCGCGCTCCTCGAGCACAACGCCCGCGCGGCGCTCGGCAGCCCCATGCGCGAGAGCCCGGTGGTGATGCAGGACCTCTTCGCCCGGATCCACCTGCCGAACGACGACCAGCGCCGGATCCGCACCGTAGGCCAGCTCGCCCCGTACTTTGGCAGAGGCATCGGGCGCACCGGTTACGACTGGCTGAAGAAAGAACTGGACGACCAGCAGACCCCGGAAGGCCAGCGGCTGTCGGAGGCGCGCAAGAACTTCTACGCGGCGATCAAACCACAATTCGACAAGAGCACCCTCCTCACGCTCGACGAGCGTGGCGGGGAAGACAACTACCGCTTCTGGCAGTACACCCAAACGAAGGAGCGCGAGTACCGGGCGGCCGGGAAAGACCTCTACATGCTCTACCTCCCGCCCATCCCAGGCGGACCGCCCAACCCGGAATACCTCGGCAACATGGTGCCGGCGTTCAAGCGCTCCCTGGATGAGCAGATCCGCGGCATGGGAGAGGCGCTGCGACGCCAGTCCGCGCCGACGCCAGCGCGCACCCCAGGCGCACCCGTGGCAGCCCCGGCTACCGCCCCCAAGGCC